AAGACCCTTAAACGAAGAAGAACTAGCATCTATTGCTGACTTACGTTCAATGGACGATGTTCTTCCAAGACCAACTGCAGATGCTCAATTAGAGCTATTGCAAAGAGTAACTCAACCAGCTGATGGAGCAGAAGCACCTTCAGATGTGGATAGTGAGTTCAGTATTAGTTAGGAGAAAATTATGATTGGAGTAGGAGAACAATTTCCAAGTATGCATCTTACAGGTGTAGACTTAGACAATTCAATAATGACTATAGATATACTAGCACCAGAAGACTGGTCTGTAGTATATTTTTATCCTAAAGACTTTACTTTTATTTGCCCTACTGAAATAACCGCTATGGATAAGTTAGTAGATGATGCAGATGTTATAGGAGTCAGCGGAGACAATGAGTTCTGTAAAATTGCTTGGAAAACAGCAGATGGTAGAATAAGAAATATTAAACATATTCTTGCTGCTGACTGTGGTTTATTACTCGCTAATAAACTAGGTATAGTTGATAAAGAGGAAAATGTTTGCCTTAGAGCAACATACATAATTGACCCTGATGGGGTAATACAACATGTATCAGTTAATGCACTAGATACAGGCAGAAATGCTGAAGAAATCCTTAGAACTTTACAAGCACTAAAATCAGGTGGACTCACCGGGTGTGCTTGGCAACCAGAGGACGAATTCGTAGCATGATTTTATTTACAGCAGACTGGCATATTAAGTTAGGTCAAAAGAATGTACCAATGGCATGGGCATGTACTAGATACAAGCTTTTCTTTGAGGCTATCATGGATTTGGAACCTCATTTTGAAATGCACATTATTGGTGGAGACTTATTTGATAGAGTGCCTTCGATGGACGAACTCACACTTTACTTTGATTTTGTGAGAGGAGTTAACATACCAACAATTATATTTGATGGTAACCACGAAGCCACTAAGAAAAATAAGACTTTCTTTTCTAATCTTAAGAGAGCCACGTATGCTGTAAATCCTTTAGTTGAGATTGTAGATGAAACTACTGAGTACGATTGGGGTACTATACTCCCTTATGCAGACCTACATAAGAAAGGCTCAATAGAAAAATGCAATCCTAACAAACCTCTATATACTCATGTAAGAGGAGAGATACCTCCACATGTTACACCAGAGGTTGACCTGGATAGATTCAATGACTTTCCTGTAGTTTTTGCGGGTGACCTACACAGCCACTCCAATACGCAGAGAAATATAGTATATCCAGGTAGTCCTATGACTACATCTTTTCACAGAGATTTGGTCACAACAGGATTTTTGATTATACATGATGATAATAGTTGGACGTGGGACACTTTTGATCTACCGCAGCTTCTTAGAAAAACTGTAGATACTGAAAGTGAAATGATAGCGTCTGACTTTCATCACACCATTTATGAGATTGAAGGAGACGTAGCTGATTTGGCAAATGTCAAGAACTCCGAACTACTTGATAAGAAAGTAGTAAAACGAAGTACAGAAGCTACATTGAATCTCAAAGAAATGACAATAGACGAAGAGTTGGTAGAGTACATGAGTGCTATACTAAATCTAAATGATAACAAGATAAAACAAATAATGGGAGTGTTTAATGATTACTCTAAAAACGCTACGCTGGGATAATTGTTTTAGTTATGGTACGGACAACGTTCTTCACCTTAATGATAATAACCTTACCCAACTCGTGGGTACAAATGGAATGGGCAAGTCTTCCATACCACTTATTATTGAAGAAGTCTTATTCAATAAGAATAGTAAGGGAATAAAGAAACAAGAGATACAGAACAGATTCGTAAACAATGGCTATGCAATCAATCTCACATTCTCAGTTGACGAGAATGAGTATGAAATAGATGTAAGTAGAAAAGCTAGTATAAAGTGTAAACTCTATGAAAATGGAGAGGATATTTCTAGTCATACTGCAACAAATACATATAAAACAGTTCAAGAACTACTTGGACTTGATTTTAAGACTTTCACACAACTTGTATATCAAAATACGAACACATCATTACAGTTTCTAACTGCGACAGATACAAATAGAAAAAAGTTTCTCATTGATTTGTTAAAGCTAGAAGAGTATGTAGAGTTCTTTGAGATATTTAAGGAAGCATCAAGAGAAGTTTCTTTTGAAGTGAATAGTCTAAACAGTAAGTCTGATACAATAGTGAAATGGTTAAATGAAAACAAATTGGAGAGTGTAGAACTACTTCCAATAAAAAACTTACCAAAATATTCACAAAAAGACGAAGAAGATTTACAGTCTTTACGAAACGATTTTGAAAAAATTTCGGAAAAAAATAAAAAAATTATAGATAATAATTCTAACCGTGACCAGTTACAAAAGCTGGAGAAGAGTGAGCACAGATTATACAAAGGCGAGGAGATTGACCTTGGCGCTAAACAGCAGAAACTTGGCACCATACGTGCACAATTATCTGATGCCCAAGCGCACTTGGAAAAAATCTCGGAACTTGAAGGAGTCTGTCCTACCTGCGAACAGGAGATAGATTGGAACCAGATGGAAGAAATTCGAATGGGCTATGTGCGTACGATTACACATGGACTTGATGAAGAAGAAGATATTGAAGAAGATATTGACAAAGCAAAAGAGCACAATCAAAAGGTCAGACTGAAAGATACATACCAAAGACAATTTGAACAATTAATGCGAGTTGTGGACAATGGTCTACCTTCTCAAATTTTAGACGGTGACGTGCTTTCTTCCCAAATTGACGAACTTACTTCCAAGATACAGGATATTCGTGCTGAGATAGAGCATGTAAGCAAAGACAATCAAATGGCGGAACGCCATAATACTCGTATCTCAATCATTGAAGAACAGACTGCGGAGATGGAGAAACAGTTGGAAGAAATTGTCGCAGCTTTGGGTAAAGTAGAAGAAAAGTCTGCTCACCTAGAGATATTGAAGAAAGCATTTAGTACAAATGGACTACTTGCATATAAGATTGAGAATCTAGTCAAAGACTTAGAAGATTTGACAAATGAATACTTGTCTGAACTATCAGATGGTAGATTCAGTTTGGAGTTTGTTGTTACGAACGATAAATTGAATGTAGAGATTACAGACAATGCAAAGGTAGTAGATATACTTGCATTATCATCTGGAGAACTTGCAAGAGTTAATACAGCAACCCTACTAGCAATACGAAAACTTATGAGCAGTATTTCTAGTTCAAGAATAAATACTTTATTCCTTGATGAAATAATTAGTGTGCTTGATGATGAAGGAAAAGAAAAGCTAGTAGAAATATTACTTGGGGAAGACTTAAATACTTACCTCGTATCTCATGGCTGGACTCACCCGCTTCTTGCAAAGATTGAAGTAGTCAAAGAAGAAAATATTAGTCATTTGGAATAATGGGGGACACAGATACATTTTGGTATCACGAATGTCCGCACACAGGAAAGAAAGTTTACTTGCCAGTAGATTGGAAGTGCCCAGACTGTGTGTTGGCAAATATGAACAAAGAAACAAAGGAAACAGATAGTGGTAAACTCACGACAGAAAGGGAGTAACGCAGAACTAAAAGTAGCTGCTATGCTCAAAACATACACAGGACTAGATTTTACAGGAACGCCAGGAAGTGGTAGTGGTAAAATAAAAGGAGACTTGTATGTATTAGATAAACATAATATATTTATGATAGAAGTAAAGCACTATCGAGATATGGCGTTCAATCAAAAAATCTTTACGCAGAAAAATAATAATTTTGTAAAGTGGTGGACAAAGGCTATTGCACAGGCAAAAGAAATGGAACAAGAGCCTCTACTAATTATGAAACAAAATTACTCGCAATGGTATATTGCGACTACAAGAAAACCTGTGAACACAAAACGATATATGTACATAAACTGGCTCGGTGCATATATTGTATTAGCAGATAAGTGGCTGGAATACGAAAAAGTGGAATTTACAAATGGCGATAAACTTCTCAAGCCTTGGGAACCAGATTCAGAATGGGAACTTACTTATAGTTGATGGATTAAACGTAGCGTTTAGATGGAAACATTCTAAGCAGTTAGAGTTTAAACATGACTATGTAAGGACTGTTGAAAGTTTGGCAAAATCCTACAACTGTGGGAACATTATAGTACTAGCTGATGGTGGGAGTACTTATAGGAAAAATATCTATCCTGAATACAAGGCGAATAGAAAAGATAGATATGCAGAACAGACACCACAAGAGCAAGCAGAATTCGAACAGTTTATGGGCGAGTTCAGTAATGCCTTTACAAATCTAAAAAAGAAAGGACACTTGACAATAAAACAAAAAGGACTAGAGGCTGATGATTTGGCAGCTTGGATAGTCGGCAAAAAACAAGAGTTTGGTATAGATGAAATATGGTTGATATCATCAGATAAAGACTGGGACTTACTTATATCAGACAAAGTATCAAGATTTAGTACAGTAACTCGTAAGGAGATTACTGCTGATACTTGGGACGACCATTATGATGTTGAGCCAGATAAATATCTAACGCTCAAATGTCTAGCAGGAGATACTGGGGATAATATTCCTGGTATAGCAGGTATCGGCCCAAAAAGAGCTGTATCATTAATTGAACAGTATGGAGACTTATTTGATATTTATAATGCTTGCCCAATTGATAGCAAGTATAAATTTATACAAAGTCTCAATGAACACGCAGACAGACTGTTGCTCAATGCAGAACTCATGGATTTGGAGAGTTATTCCGAGCAGGCACTCATAGAAGCAGACATGAATTTAGAGGACTTGTCCTCACAAATATTGGAGTATTTGAATGAAGTTAGAGATTGATTATAGCAAAGATAGTTTGCTAACCGATTTTAGTAAGAAAACTCTTCAGGATAGATATTTAGTTGGTGATGAACAATCACCTCAGGAAGCATTTGCACGGGCAGCATTAGCGTTTGCTGATGACCAAGACCATGCACAAAGAATATATGATTACGCTAGTAATCTATGGTTTATGTTTGCAACTCCTGTACTATCTAATGGAGGCACTCAGCGTGGCCTACCTATCAGTTGTTTTCTTAATTACGTAGATGACAGTAGAGAGGGTATTACTGGTCATTATACAGAAAATGCTTATCTATCATCAATGGGTGGTGGTATAGGTGGTAGCTGGAGTGATGTTCGTGCACAGGGCACAAAGACATCAAAAGGCTCAGAAAGTACAGGAGTTATACCTTTTATGAAAGTTGTTGATGCAGAAATGTTAGCATTTTCACAAGGGGTAACTAGGAGGGGTAGTTATGCATCATATTTGCATATGAGCCACCCCGAAATAGAGGAGTTTCTAGATGTTAGAAAACCAACTGGTGGAGACACTAATCGTAAGTGTATTAACTTACATCATGGTGTTGTTATCCCAGATAAGTTCATGGAAGTTATCCATAGAGCTACAAAAGAACAAGACTTCAATGATGACTGGGAACTTATTGACCCGCATAGTGGAGAAGTCAAAAAGGTAGTAAGTGCAAGAACACTTTGGGTAAAACTATTACAGAATCGTATGGAAACAGGGGAACCTTATCTCATGTTTGAAGATGCAGTTCAGTCGGATTTACCTGATTTTCAGAAGAAAAAAGGACTAAGAGTAAATCATAGTAATCTTTGCTCTGAAATTACACTTGCTACAAATGAAGAAAGAACAGCAGTATGTTGTTTATCTAGTGTAAATCTGGAGTATTTTGACGAATGGAGCAAAGTACCTGCATTTATACCTGACCTAGTAAGATTTCTAGATAATGTATTGACACATTTTATAGAGTATGCACCAAATGAATTAGAAAGAGCTAAGTATAGTGCTTCTAGAGAAAGAAGTATTGGTTTAGGTGCAATGGGATTCCATGCTTACTTACAGAAAAATAGTTTGCCCTTTGAAGGAATGTGGGCAAGTTCTAAAAATCATTTGATGTTTAGTCATATAAAAGAACAGGCTCAAAAAGAGACCCATAAACTTGCAGCAGAAAGAGGCGCTTGTCCAGATGATGATTCTTGCACAGTAAGAAATGCACATCTATTAGCAATCGCTCCTAATGCAAGTAGTTCTATTATATGTGGTAATACAAGCCCTAGTATAGAACCTTTTCGTGCTAATGCTTATACTCAGAAAACTAAGTCTGGGTCATATTTGCAGAAAAATAAATTCCTAGAAGAAGTGCTGGAAAACTATGCAGAAAATACAGATACAGTATGGTCTAGTATTATCTCTAATAAAGGTAGTGTTCAGCATTTAGATTTTTTATCTGCTGATGAAAAAGAAGTCTTTAAAACAGCAGTAGAAATTAATCAGGCATGGGTAGTAGAACACGCTAGTGAGCGACAACAATACATTTGTCAATCACAAAGTGTAAATCTCTTCTTTCCGCCAGATGTAAACAAAGGTGATTTGCATAATATTCATATGTTAGCATGGGCTAAAAATATGAAAACGCTTTATTATTTACGAAGTGAAGCTATAAGTCGTGCAGATAATGTATCAAATCAAGTAAAAAGGGAGATAATCTTTGAGCAATCAGATTGTCTTAGTTGTGAAGGATAACTATGTTATTAAAAGAAAGAGAATACTATAAACCCTTTAAATATCCTTGGGCATTTGAAAATTATAAAAAACAACAACAAATGCATTGGTTACCAGATGAAGTACCATTACAAGATGATATAAAGGATTATAAAGAAAAATTAAGTGATGGAGAACGAACATTATTAGATAATATATACTTACCTACATTTAAACAACCAGAAGTAAGAATGATGCTAGTAAGTTATGCTGCTATGGAAGCGGTACACCAAGAAGCATATTCACTACTCCTGGAGACTTTAGGAAAGTCAGAAGACATGTATCAAGAATTTTTTGACATACATGCTATGATGGAGAAACATGAATACTTGCAAGACTTTAGTATGGAAACTCCATTTGATATGGCAAAAACAATGGCAGTATATAGTGCATTTACAGAGGGAGTGCAACTATTTAGTAGTTTTGCAATTCTTCTTAACTATCCAAGACATAATCTAATGAAAGGAATGGGACAGATTGTTACATGGAGTATTCGTGATGAATCACTACATGT